TCGAAATGCGCGGCTAGCGCGCGGGTGTCCTCGGCGCGGCCCGCGTCGGGGTCCGGCTCGGGCTTCGCTTCCGCGAGCGCCGCAATCTTCGCCTCGAGTTCGGCGATCCGTTTCTGCTCCGGCGTGGCGGTCTCGCGCTCGACCTCGGACAGCGCCCATTTGCGGATGTCGAACCCGTGCCGGTCCATGAACGCGGCAGCGTCGGACTTGAGCAGCTCGAGATTCTCTGCCAGCGTCTTTTCGCGCTCGGCTATCTCAGACTCCCGCCGCTCGATTCGCCGCGCTTGCTTGCGCTGCTCGCGCCTCATCTTGCGATTGATCGTCGTCGCCTCGGCGAGCTGCTCCGGCGTCAACGTGGCCGCGTCGTCGAGCAACAGGTCAAGCACGTCGCGCGACGGCTCGGCGGGCTCCGGGGCCTCGGCTTCGGGCTCGGCCGCCTCGGCCGCCTCGGCCGGTTCCGCCGCCTCAGCCGCAGCGGGCTCGCCGCGCGCCGCGCGCTTGGCGTCTAGGTACCCTTGCAGGTCAAGCCCGCCAGAGCCCTCGCTTGGGTTCGGCGCGGGGGCGGTGGGTTCGGCTGCGGCTGGTGTGGTCTCGTCGCTCATGCGGCTACCATTTCAGGAGGGATAGGTGCCGGCGCCCCTGGCTCTTGGAGGGGAGGGGCTGCCATAGGCGCCGGCGGGGGTGGGTTGGCTTCCATCTCGAGGTCGACGACCTGCGAGTAGAAGTCTCGGAGCATGTCGACGTGCTCTGATGGCGTCTTCATGACCAGCGATTGGTTCGCGATCTCAGCCAGCGCGAGGTCCTTCGCAAGCGCGAGGTCCATTTCCGACACCGGCTGCACCCATTCGCCGTCGTCCAGAATGCGGCTGATAGCGTGTTCGATCGCGTTCTCCGCGGACATGCGGGAGTCGGCAAGATGCCGCGCGTCGGGTACGTCGATGATCTTGAATGCGTCGTTTGGCTTCGCGAACCCGGCCGCGATCAGGCTTTCGACATACTCGATTTGTGCCGCGGGCTCCTTGTGCGCGAGTGATGACGTCCACACCTGAACGTCAAACTGTCCTTCATCGCCGTCCGTGTCCACAACGTCTTTCAGACTCACGGGCACCACGCGATTGCTGCCGTGGTGCATGACCTTGGCATCGCCTACGGCGTCATAAATGTCCTGTGCCGCTTCCATGATGCGAACGCCAAGCTGCTCCCAAGCCGTGTCAAGCCGGCGCACCGCCGCCAGAAAGCGCTGGCTTTCGTTGCGGTCGCTCGCGAGCCGAGCGCGCCCGCTCATGGTTGCGCCCGGCGTCTGACTCTGCGCGTTCAGCTGCGAGATTCCGGCGACCTGGTAGCAAGCGGCCTCGAGCGATTCGAGGTACTGGAACAGCTGCGGGCTCGCGATGTCGTTCGCCATCATCACGGGAGGGCTGCCGCTGTATTCGATGATCGGGACCTTCAGATCATTCGAGATTGCCGCACGCGACACGCCGGCGCCCTTGTCCACGAACACCTTCAGGTTACCGCCGTTCCAATGGTTCTCTTGCAGCGTGCGTAGCACGACGTTGACTTCCAGCTGCGTCGGCGCGCATTCGCTAGCTAGCCCGCAACCCTCGTAACCGAACGGCTCCGGCTCGTGGTCAAACTTGATCCAAGGTGGGGCGTCCCACTTGTAAGCAGACTCCCACAGGTCGCCGTTCTCCAACGTCGCGACGTGCAAGCCGTCATCCGCGCCCGGGTACGATGGCAGGTGCCACGCCTCGCGCAGCGTGACTTGGTTCCCTGCTTGGTAGTATCCGCTCGCCTCCGGCGCGTCGTCGATGATCTTGCACAAGTCATCGGCGTCGTCCTGCTCGGAGCACATGCCCTTGAGTACGTCACGGTCAATCGCTCGCTCGCGATAGAAACTCCGCGGCTCGCCACGCACCGCCTCGGCCGGGTCAACGCTGATCTCGCCAGGTGCGACGCGCTCTAGCACGGGACGCTTCCTCACGTAGTCGCGGCCGACGAAGATGTACCCGGATCCGAAGATGCCGGCATTCTTGATCATGCGCTGCTTGAGCCCGTGCCCGTCGTCCATGCGGATGATCGAAAGCACATAGCGCTCCTTGCGCTTCGCCTTGAGCCGGAGCCGGTAGTCCCCGCCGTCCGTCATGAAGTTGAGATGTTGCCGGCTGCGGCACATCATCGACACGTATGCATTGATCACGTTGCGGACCACGTTGCGGGTCAACCTGCCCTTGCCGCGTGCGAGCGTCTGCGTCGCAAGCGCTCGGTTGCTGCCGCCGAACACCGCGCGCCATTCGTCCGTGGAATACAGCCGCAGGTGATGCTCGTACGCCGCGCGCCGCGTGGAGCTTGCGGTCTCCATGTTGGCCCAAAGCGCATTCATGCGCACGAAGCGCTTGCCCTCTGCGTCGGGCAGCCACCACCGAACATCGGACGCGGGGGCGCGCATCAGGCTTCGTCCCCGTATTGCAGTGCGACGTACTCTTGAGCGCGCGCCGCCGCCAGCTTGTCAGGGTCGACCGGCGCGGGGGTCGTGTCGCGGACGGGAGGCAGAACCATGAACGAGACGATCGTGGGCTCTCCGACCGTGATGTGCGTCACGCGGTCCATCAACCCGCGCTCGCGAAGCTCGTCGATGATGTCCGCCAGTGCGCTCACTTCGTCGTCTTCCTCGGTATGTCGTCCACCGGCACCATCACGCAGCCGGCCGGGTGAATCAATTGCGTCGCGCCGGTCGAACGCTCGCGCACGTTGATCAGCTGCCGCTGCGTGTCGTATGTCAGGTCATACAGCTTGTCCGACAGATACCCGCCCGACCCGCGCATCACTTGCGGCGTGCCGGACGGGAGTGCGACCGAGCTCAGCTTCACATGACCTCGTAGTCGACCTGGAACGTGCAGGCCGGAATTGCCACGCCCGTGCCTGCTTTGGTGATCTGAACCGTCAGGATGTCACCCGCCGCGCCCGTGACCGTGCCGGACAGCGTGACCGCCGCGGTCGTGGTCTCGGTCAACGCGACCGTCGCCGTCGTGCGGTTGCCGACCGGCACCGGGGTACCCGCCGCGCCGTCCTCGGTCGCGAACAGGATCGTCGCGTAGTTCGTGGCGTCCGCAGCCGCCGTGGTCGCCGGCAAGATGTTGATCGCGGTGATCTTGTACGCGGTCGGGAACCGGTAGCACGGAGTGATCGCCGTCACCGTCGCAGCCGTCGCGTCCGCGAGTACCTTGACGTAGGTCGCTTCTTTCTTGAAAAGCAACGCGCGCACGTCGTCCAGGTCGGCTACCTGCGTGTGCAAGAGGTTCAGTATGCCGCTCTTGGCGAGCGCGATTTCTGATGCTGTCAATGCCATTGTCCGTTACCTTCCATCGAAACCATCAAGCCACCTTGACTCGCGCAAAAGTGACGCTGCGAGCTCGCCCGCAGAGACACGCACCGGCTGAATCATCGTCGGGACGTCAGCCAACCGAACCGCCCGGTCGCCCATCAGCATCCGGATTACCGCCGCGGTGTCGTGGCCGTTCACGGCGCCGATTGGCAACCGATGCCAGTCGCTCGTCCCGTCGCCGCGGTCCGCTCGGATGCGCACATGCCCGTCACGTTCCCATCCGCCGGTCTGCGGATACGCTGCGCGGTAGCCCAGGCCCGGGACCTGCTCGCAGATATGCGCCAGGGCTTCATGCAGCCAGGCCATGCCGTCGAGTGTCGGTCGCTCCACGGTGGGTATCCTGCCACCCACCCCCGGGGTGAGTCAAGAATTACCCACTGAACCTATGAATACCAGTCATTAGAGGCATCGTCCGCCTCTATTTCCCGCTGGATTGCCGCCTCCCAGCGCTCGGCCGCGGTCTCGACCGGGGCAATGTCGGGGGCGACGTGCGCCCCATGCTCGAGCGCGGCGTGAGCCGCCATGACTAGCGCGTGTACGCGATCGTCGTACCCCTCGGCCGCTTCAATCCGCTCGTGCCCGGCCGCCATCAGCCGGCCCGCCACGCCGTGGAGTTCCCTCAGCAGCTCGGGCTCGTCGGGCAGCCGGAGCAGCCGCTCGAGCATCGCCTCGCGAACCGCGCGGAACCGCGACGCCTTGTTCGTGGCCGTCCACGGCGACACCTTGGCATACACGTCGTGAGCCAGGAACATCTCCCGAAGCGGCTCGGCGGCGAACTGATCTAGCATCACCTGCGACGTGCCAAAGCGGCGGCATATCGCGGCGGCGTACGCGACGCACGCGGACGGGAGCAGCGGCCCGCTATCGTCCGGGGTAAGCGCCCAAGTCCCGAGCACGCTCGTGATTCGCGCCGCGCTTCGGTCGCCACGCTGCGACACGACGGCAGCGACCGCGAACCGGTCTCGGCTGAACGCGGCGTCAGCCGCAACGATGACGTGCGCGCCCGTGGGTGCGTCCGGTGTCTCGAGCCTGCCGCGGTCGACACAGGCGTCGATGACGTCATGCCCGAACCAAGATTCGGTCACCGTGTCCTGCGGTATGCTCGCGTACTGTCGCGCCCAAGCCCGGTCATCCGGTTCAAGCGCGCGAGTGTCGCCCTCGGTCACGCTCGGGTTTGCCTGCCACGTTGACGCCACCGACACGCGCTGCGCTGGCGTGTTACCCAACGCGAACTGGACCGCGTGGTAGTCGGTCTTGCTGTAGGCGGAACTCGACAGGATGATCGGCGCCCACGGCTGCGTGGCCACGGTCGGCCGGAGCTGAGCGAACACCTCGGCGGCCGGGTTCGCCCCGGTCTCGCTGTCGCGCCATAGCGCCACCTCGTCACCGATGGCCATGATGGCGGTCGGCCCGGCCACGCCGGACACCGACGCGGTAAACACTCGGAACGCTGCGTTCCGCCCTGCGAGGTCGATCGTCTCGCCGGCTCGCGTGTGCTTGACGCCGAGCTCCCGCAGGATGGTCCCGATCGTCGAGATACGTCCGGCCGCTTCGCCGCGCTTCGTGGAGCACAGCATCACATACCCCGTGTCGCCGGGCGGGACATCCCACGGGCCGGCGAGCGCCCACGACACGGCGACGCGGCACAGCGTCGAAGACTTGCCCCCGCGACGGCCGACCCGGAGCACCCATTGCCGCGGCCCGTCTGCCGTGCCCGTGAGCGCGCCGAAGAACCGGCGTATCTCGGTCCACCACCACTCGGATATGGGAGGGAAGCCGGCGCGTTGCAGCGTGACGTCACTCTGGCGCAGGTGCCGGAGGAACGCCGGGACGCTGCGCTCCGTGTCGGCGGCGGCGCGCGCTAGTTCGATGGCTCTTAACGGGTCCATTAGGCGCATGCCTCGGCCACGGCTTCGTTCCACGACGTCACTTCGTCCTCCATCTTAATTCGTCACTTCGTCTGCGCCGCGTCCGAATCCGTTTGCCGGCCTGGTAGTCCGCTTGGATATCGTCCAGCCGCGCGTCCCTACAGGCGTATTCCCATTCGTCCAGCTCCCGTTTCCGCCGCTCAAAGAACGCTGCGGTGACGTCCCACGGGTACTCGGCTGCGCGCTCGGCGAACGTCTCAAGGATGTCAGCACCCCGCGCCTTCGCGCGCGCCATCTCAGCCATCAGCCCGTCCGTGTTCGGCTCGCGGCACCGGTCACACAGGCGCGTCGGATACCGCCACGGGTGCCCCGTTTTGACACCAACCCACGAACTCTCACACCGGGCGCATGTCACTCCGTCAGCCATTGCCCCACCCGGTAAGCCGTCCAGCAGACGAGAAGCATCAGGATTGTTTCGCTCGTGTTCATGGCTTCACCAGCGTCGCACCGCGGTAGCCGTAGGACCATGCGGACACGCGCCGCTCGGGCAGGTAGTAGTCGGCCACGTCTCCACGCGCGAGGCGCACCCTGAACGCGCGCAATGCCGGGCAGTGCGCGATACCATCCGGGTAGGACGCTACGCTCCCTTCGCCCGCCTCAATCGGACCACCGTCGTCCTCGTTCGCGTCCAGCTCGAGCCATGCACACGGGATTCCGTTCACATCGTCAGCCATCATTCACCTCCGCTTCAATCCGCTGCCAGCCCGTCCGCCGCAGCGCTTCGGCCGTCAACGGGTCCGGGTCTCGATAGTGTGCCACAAGCGCGTCCAGCGTTGCCTCTGGAGTCTGCGGCTCGGCCTGCTCAACGGTGACGTGCTGCCGGTCGCCGAACGACGCCGGGTGCAGCCGCTCGAGAAACCAGCGGAGCTGCGACAGCTTCTCGCCGGGGCGCAGGTCGGGGTCATCCATGACAGACCACACCTTGTCGATCAGAACGCCGCCGTGGCCTGCCATGGCGCGGCAGATCGCGTCATCGAATTCGGGCGAAGCGTTGCGCCATCGGTGAACGGTTGCCGCCGACAGGCCCGCGTAGCTCGCGGCGGTTGTAATCTCGCCGCGCCTGCGGATGCCCTCGAACAGGCGCGTAAGCGTCGGCTCGTCGGCTCGGTTCATGGCCTCGAGGCCGGCGTAGGTGTGACGTGCAAGCTTGTCGGTCATGGCGCCCAGAACCCTCCCCGCACGAGCCTGGCCAGGTCGGCCACGGCTTCGTCGATCAGCCCGACCGCGACGTCTCCCGTCACCCGGTCGACCGCGGTCACGTAAGCAGCGGTGTCGGGCAAGCCGGGCGGTGTGTCGGCGGCGATCGGCTCGAACACCGTGGCGCCGTCGCGCTCATAGCCGGCGCAGAGAGCTCCGACCGCGAACGCGGTGCCGTAGTCGGGGGCGCGGAAGACGTAGGCCGCGGGCGGCAGGTTGGGGCGGTCAGTCATGCCCGCCACCAATCCCGGAGACGCGCCACGAGCCCGGCTAGCGTGCGGCGCGGGGGCGTCGGGGGCATATCGAACCGCGTTGGCCCGTCGCGGTCGGTCCCGACGAACGCTGCCCCGGGAGGGGCTGACCAGGCTTCGATGCCGGTCCGATCGCGCGCGAGTGTCGCGTCTGTGTCGCGCCGTTTCATTCGGCATCCCCGTGAACGCTAACCGCGCTGCTAGCCACGGCAGCCTGAACCGCCGGGTCTGTCGGCGTCATCCCGCGCAGACCGTAGGACCAGGACCACACGACGCGCTCTGCGATGTAGCGGTCGGCGGTGGCTTCGTTGGCGCTCCGAACGCGGAAGATGCCTTGGTGTTGGTACCAGGCGAGGCCGTCCGGGTATGCCGCGATGCCTCCAGCGCCGGCGACGATCTGAGCGCCTCGGTCGAGATCGATGGTCGTGCAGGGGATCCCGTTCACTTCTCGGATTTCTACTCTCATTTCGCATCCTTAGCTAAGGGTGGGCAGGTGGGTAGAAGGTGGCGCCCACCTGTTTTCTGAATGATTTCGTGTGTCTGCCCACCTTACCCACCTATTATATATAATGAGTGTATATAGTAGTAGTAGTACTAGTAGTACCAGGAAAGGTTGAGACCTAGGTGGGCGGTGGGCAGGGTGGGCAATAGCGCCGCTCGCGGACCCCGTCCCGGGTCATCCGTACGGCGACGTATCCAAGCCTCCGGAGTACCATCCCGACCCGGGTTTGGTCCGCTTTGGTCCACCGGCCGGGCTCGATTCCTAGCGCGTCGGCCATGACGGAACCCATAGTAAAATCGGCACGTTCGGCGGCCCATGCCGCGATGCGCGGCTCCCATGCGTCGGCCGAGAATCGCTCCTCTTGGGCCTCGGTCAAGGCTGGTATGATACTTGCCGATGGGTGCCACTGCTCGCCCACTTGGTACCGCTGGACCGCCTCTGCCCATAGCTGATCACGCGCCCACCTCAAGCCATCGGCGTCGAGCTTCGATATGGGTATCGGCCAGAATCTTCGCGCCCCGCTGGAATCTTGTAGGTAGGTGTGCTCGTTAGTGGTCCCGATGAACACACACTGTCTCGGCCTGCGGACGGTCGCACGGCCGTAAGCGGGACGGTAAGAATCCACTGTGCGTGTAAGATAGTCCTTCACGCGGGTGCCGGACGCGCCGCGCAGGGCGTCGAGCTCTCCGATTTCGACGAGCCACGAGCCTTGCAATATCTGGCTTGCGTCCTTCGAACCGAGGTCGGGCAGGCTCGCTAGGTACCACTCCCCGCCCAGGATGCGCACGGCGCTGGACTTGCCGCTGCCCTGGTCACCCTCGAGCACGATCGCGTGGTCCACCTGCACGCCTGGGCGATAGATGCGCGCCACGGCCGAGATTAGCCACCAGCGCCCGCAGGCTGCGACGTGTGGCAGTTCCTGGGCCCCGAGGTAGTCGACTAGCCAGCGGTCAAGCCGGGGCTGCCCGTCCCATGTGAGGCCGTCGAGGTACGCCCGGACCGGGTGGACGGTGTTCTGCCGGGCTGCTGACTCGATCGCGTCGTGGACGGACAGCTTCGGGAATGCGACGCCGAAATTCCTGGCCAGCCAGTGCTGGACATAGGTGATGTGATGATCCGCAAGGTCGGCGCCGATGTCCGGCGAAGCGAACCCGACGAGCGACGGCGTGGGCCGAGCCCACCGGATTTGATCGGCGAACTCGTCGTATTCCAGCGTGCCGGCCCATTCGTCCAGATTGGCCAACAGAAGCGCGGCGTTGCCCGGCTCCCGTGTGATCTGCCCGCTCTGGTTGCGGCGTAGCGACGCCTCCCAGGGCGCATCGCCGGTCAGTGGTGCGGGCTCCGTTTCCGATTCCGGAGCCCACCCGGGGGCAAGCTGAAGCTCTGCGCGGGCCTCGGTGAGCACGGCGGGCGGGATTACGGCGAGCACGTCGCTTAGCCGGCGGTGCCGGCAGTGCGAGTGCGCGCAATAGAGCCAGCCGGTGCGCGACCCCGGGCGGGGCGCGTAGACGACCGTGCTCGAGTCGTAGCGCTTGCCGCTCGTGTGTTCGTCTTCCCACGGACAACGCGCCGTCGTGCGGTCGGCGGCGACAGAACGGCCGAGCCAGCCCATCAGGCGGAACGCCACGCCGACGAGGCCGTCTTGGACCGCGCCGGTAGCGGGGGCGTGTTGGGAGGCCGGCTTGCCGAGTTGCTGAACGATCCAGGCCGGGCATGGCGCCGGGTCCGTGTCGCTCGGGTGCGCGCCGCTGTCCCACTCGTAGACGCCCCCGCTCGCGTGCGTGGACGGTGCCGCGATGATGTAGCCACCGTGGGCTTTGATTTCGACGCCGGGCGCGAGCACGCCGGACGGCACGCGCGGCACGTCGGGCGCGGCATAGATGTCGTGTTCGCCGCCGCCGCCCGTGAGCGCTCGCACGGTGTCGGGCAGCGCGCCGTGGGTGGTCTCGAGCGTGCGCATCGAGTCGTCGCCGGAGTTGCGCGGGTCGATGTCGACGACCACGAGACCGCTCGCGCCGGTAGCGATGGCCACGTTAGCGTTTGGCCAGCGGGTCCACCACTCACGGATCGTGTCCGGGTCGGTGGATGCGTTCTTAAAGCCCTGCGGCGTGCGTGGGTGCTTGCCCGGGTTGCCGCATTCGGCGCCGCTCGGGCACGCGCAGCGGTCGCCCGCGAATTCGTAGCACGGGAAGACGTGCCACCCACGGCGCGCGTAGGCGAGCGCGTAAGCAAGTGGTGATGGTGCGGGTGCGGGGGTTGTGCGTGTCATGGGCATAGGCGTGTTGGTGCGCCGCAGCGCGGGCAGGTGTGGTCCGTCATGTCGGCGTGAACCGACGTAAGCGTGAGCTTGCCGGGTTCCGTATGGTCGCCATGTAGAAACACGTAGTCGTCGGGTTTCATGTCCTCGCTACCCGGACCAAGGTGGACGGTGACCGGCTTCGGGTCTTTCATCGGTCTCCCTCCTGCGCCTTGCGGCGTTCGCTCCAGCGCTTGACCACACGCTCGAGGTCAGGCACCAGCCTGTTTAGCAGCCCTGCGGAGTCACCATGCACCGTTAGCACCGCGTCCGCTATGGTGTCCTTGCACGGGTCGCATAGGTCCGGTTTATCGCGCGACGGCTCGGCGCCATACGTGCGCCCGCACTCGTACCCGCACCGGTCGCACATGATGCGCGTTTCGATTACTCTACTCATTCCAATTCTCCCATTCTCGCACGCTCCAATGCAGCCCGTGCGTCGTCAACCGATCGAACCACCGCCGCGAAACCACCACGGTTTCGGACGAGTTGCAGAAACCGGACCTGGTCCGGCGAGACCCGACCCGTCGCGGTCTTGATTTCGAGCGCAACGAAGCGCCCGGCCGGCGCGAGTATGCCGATGATGTCCGCAGACCCGACGCACAGCCCGTAACGAACGCGGCGCGCGTTGTGGACTGCCACGCCGGTCTCGTTGCGCCAGAGTGCCAGGTCCGGTTCGCGTCCGAGCGCTAGACGGATCGCGGTTTGGATCGTGGCTTCGTTCATCGCCTCGGCCATACCCCAAACGCCTCCTTATACCTCACTGCAGCGAATCCAGGCTTGTAGCCCTTCGCCGCCGCAAGCTCCCGCAACCGCGCCAATTCGGCGCGCTTCTCGTCGGGCGTCACGTCGTCGAGCCGTGGCGCTTCGTTGAACAGCTTGCGATACTCGCGCACAACCCACCCGACAGACCAGCCACGCGCAACGGCCACGGCACGGAGCCGCGCATACTCGCGCGCTTTCGCGTCGGCTGCGGTGTCGACCCCGGCGAAAACCATGCGGAGTTCCCGGTCATAGATCCGCGGCCCGGCGACGGGTGGCGGTACGTGGACGTAACCGCACAGGGGACACTTGACGATCCAAGCCTCGACCGTCGCGCCGCATTCGCGACAGACACGCAGCGGCGTGGGTGATGTCCGTGCGATCGCGGTGCCGTCAAGCGAGTAGTGCCGCGCTTCGGTGGGCATGCCGTGCTGTAGCGTGGCGCCGGATAGGTCGATGACGATCGCGTCGGGCTTGCTCGGGTGCGGTCGCAGGACGCGCCCGACCCGTTGCAGGTAGCCGCCGACGTGGCCGATGCTGCTCGCGAGGATGACGGTCCGTGCCGCGGGAACGTCCACGCCCTCGGTCATCGTGCCGACGTTCGTAACGACCCGCACCGCGCCGGCCGCGAACCGCGAGAGCATGTAGTCTCGCTCGGCCTTCGGCGTCTTCGCCGTGATGCACACGGCACGGGTGCCACGCGCGGTGAACTCGTCGGCCAGCGTGCGAGCGAACGCCACACTGGCGCAGAACACGAACGCTTGCGAGGCTTCGGCGTGGCGCTCGTATGCGTCCACCGGGTGACACTCGAGCCCGGAGGCGGCGACCTCCCTCGGCTGGAACACGCGACATGCCGTCAAGTGACCGTCGCGCAGTAGGTCGGGATACTGAGCCGCGACGACCAACCGCTCAAACACGTCGCCCAACGGACGCCCGTCTGAGCGCTGCGGCGTGGCCGTGACGCCGAGCACGCGGGCCGCAGGGTAAGCGGCGGCAAGCTGGCGCCAATCGTCGGCGGCGTAGTGGTGTGCCTCGTCGAGCACGATGACGTCAGCCAGCGGGCGCGTGCCACGCGCGAGCAAGGTCTGCACGGTCGCGACCTGGATAGGTGACGCGGTGGCCGGGTAGCCCGGCGCGATGATGCCAGCGCCCGCGACGGCGCGCGCGGCTTGCGTCACGAGTTCGCGGCGGTGAACGATGACGAGCGCTCGGGTGTCGCGGATGACGTGTGCGAACATCACGGTCTTACCCGAGCCGGTCGGCGCGACGAGCAGGACGGAACGCACGGAGCGCCACGCCTCGCGGACCGCGGCGACGGCGGTTGATTGGTAGGGGCGTAGGTCGGGGGTCATGGGGCGGTGAGCGGGTAGGGCTGCCGGTGGCGCTCTGACACCGCGACGATGGAGCTGATGGTTCTCGGGACCACCGGCACGCCGACGACAAGACACTTCGGAAGGAAGCCCTCGGGCACCTCGAGCAGCTCCACCGTGCGCCACTCCGTTCGCTCCGCGGCGATGATCTCGCGGAGCCGTTCGACCTTAGCAGACTCCTCGGGCGTCAGTTCCAGGCCGGGAATCGGGGCGTCGGGTGTCCCCTTGTGCTCGCCCCCCGGCTCGTCGCCGTCGAACACCGCGCCACACCGCCGCGCCCAGCGTACCCACTCGGGGTCAAGCCCGGCGGCGGACCCGGCCGGCCCGCGGTAGCGGATCTCGCGAAAGAACGGCCAGCACTCCGAGCACAGGTGATGCCCGGTAACGATTTCGTGCCAATCTGTCGGCAACTCCGCGCCGGGGTAGTTGCGCACGATGCGCGCGCAACGGTCGCAGGCGGCGGTTATGGTGTGTTGGATCATCGCGTCCACCCCTTCTCACGCGCGGTACGCTCGCACCAAGCCCGCGCCTGCGCATCGGTGGTCGAGTACGGCGGCAGCTCGGCTTCCGTGCTCGCCGCGAGGGGCTTGCCGGTGGTCGCGTCGTACAGTTCCGCCACGGGCAGGATGTCCGGCCACACGGTAGCGTGCACGGTCCCGCATTCGCCGTACGACCGCCCGCCGCGTTGCGTCCAGGTCCACTCGGGTGCGGTGGCCGCGTGGTCCCCATCATGGCCATGTTCGAGGACGCAGAATGCATCCCACCTGAGTCGAACTCCACATCGCTCGCTCCTGCCATCCGCCCACGCTTCCGCCCACGCCATTGCAGCGTCGCGCGAGTCGAAATCATCACGCAGAACCGGTGAGCCGTGGACCGTGACGCGCCACATCACCCCGAGTTTCCACACGGTCATCGCCCACCCGCGCCACTTAGCATGCCACGCGCCGTCCTCCTTAAACCACTCGGCGCGCGGCTTCGGTTCGTCCACCGCCCCCGCCGTCATCGCCTCGACCCACGCCCGCGCCTCGCCCTCGGTCTGGAAAACCGGCGACGTCACTTTGGCCACATACCCGCCCGCCGCCTCGACTGTCGCGCGCGCGCTTCCGTTCGTGCCCGTGTGGGCGGTCCAGGTCCATGTCATGCGAACAGCTCCCTTTGCGCCGCCGCTACCGGCGCGATGCAATGCGGTGACATCCACAGCCGCTCGCGCGCCTGCTGATGTTTCCCGGTGCCGCTCACGTTGCCCATGCCGCCCTTCAAAAACCCGCCGCGATACCACTCGACTTCGCGCCACCCGCGCTCGCCGAGCGTCCCGTGTTCCGTGTCATAGCCGGCAAGAACGATGCGCAGACTCGGATCGTCGCCGTGCTCGACGCACCAATCCCGCACGGCGTTCGCAACTTGGAAATCTTCCGAACTGTAGACCTCAGCGCGGTCGGCCTCGGTCGAATATGGCGGGTCGAGAAACACGCCACAATGGCCGCCCTGCATCCGGACGGGTAGCGTCTTAGTGGCGCCGTTGGTCACCGCGCGTTGCCAATCACCGTTCAAGATGCGCACATGCCTCAGGCGTGCGGATAGGAACCGAAACCAGCGCGTGAGTTCCGGCATCGTCATCGGGTGGTAATCGCCCACCCCCGCCTCGCGTGCCTGCGGCCGGTTCACGCCTTTGCCGCCGTCGGCAAGGTGCGGGAGCTTCCTGTAGACCCCCGCCTCGCGCGCCCCGGCATGATTCACGCCCTGGCCGTTGTTGGCAAGGTGCGGGCGCTGCCGGTCCGCCTCCCCACCCCGCTGCTTGAAAATCCGCCCGTCGTCTCCCACGGTCCAACCGCCGCGGCCCGAGCACCATCCGGAGCCTATCCAACACGACTGCCCCCAAGCCCACCACCCCGCCATTTTGGCGTCGTAGAAATCCGGGTCGCCCATTAGGTGCTCGAGTTCGCGCGCCTCCCGCCACCGGACCAGCGCGATGTGCCGCGCGTGCAGGTCCGCCTCAGACACCGGCCACGATGCCGCGTCGGCCATCTCGTCGGGCGCGTGTTGCATCGCGCGCCATGCGTTGACGAGAAGGCCGTCGAGGTCGTTGACGGTCTCGCTGTAGTACGTCCGGTTGCACGGGTGCGGCCGGCGCAGGAGCACGGCGAGACTCCCGGCGAAGGGTTCGACGTAGTGCTCGCAGTCTCCGAGCGCTTCCCACACTTGCGGCGCCGCGTCGGACTTGCCGCCGAACCATGGCCAGGGGGTTTTGTTTAGGTTAGTCAGCATTTCCACCTCCGAAAAGCACGCCTTGCCCCGCGCGTGACGCTTGCAACGTCGACCCTGCCGCCTCTGCCGCGAGCCGTTCGCGCGACGTCGCAGCGTGCCGGGGGTCGCGTTCTATGCCGATGAAACGCCGACCTAGCCGCAGGCACGCAACGCCCGTGGTGCCGGACCCGCAGAACGGGTCTAGAATTATGTCGCCGGGGTCGGTGAAATCTGAGACGAGCGCGAGCATCAGATCGACCGGCTTGGGTGTTTCGTGCGGCGGTCGGTCTGCGCCACGTGGCGGACGAAAGCGCCAGATCGCCGCGCCGCCTCCGCGGTTCCAGCGCTTCTTTCCTGAGCGATGCATGATCGCGACCGCCTCGACCGCTTGGCCCGGCCGGTCTCCAGTTAGTTGCGGCGTGGGATTGATCTTGTCCCATACGCCCGCGCGCACCCACGCATCGGCTGCACCGACCGCGTAAGCACCGATGTCCTCGACTGCGCAGAACGCGACCGCCCAGCGCTGCGCCATTGCGACCAGCGACGCGGAAAGCGCGGCAGGGTCGGCAAGCGCAGCGAACGAAACTCCGGTGCGGCCGTCTGTCGCGCCGCAGACCGCCGAGCGGTGCGTGCGCTCCGAGTACGGCGGATCCGTAATCACATGGTCAACCGGCCCGAGCGTGGGCATGATTTCGAGACAGTCGCCTTCGATGATTTGCCAGTCGCTCATTCGTCCCCCCAATGGTCGCCGGCTTCGATGCGAACGGCAGTCAGCCGCAGGCCGAGCTTGATCAGAAATGCGATGGTGCGGCGGCGTTCCTCGTCGCGTCCGGCGCAGTAGGCGTGGGCCTCGTCTTCGGTTGCTGCGCGGCGTTTCACGTCGGTCATGCTCACCACCTCCCATCCTCGACCCGTTGCAGCACCGCGACGGACAGCACGCCGCCGAGGAACAGCCAGCCCATCAGCAGACAGAACCCGTGCTCAGTCACGATCCAAACCTCCCAACCAGCCGCGCATGGGTCGCCGCGCGCGCGTGAAACCAACTCGGATGCGCCGCGCGTGAAGCCGAACACGTCCGCCCGGTCCCGTACGCGGTGAACGTCGCCAGGATCCCCGCGCGCACGCTGCCCCACTGCGAGCACCAGCCTTGCGCGCGCCGAAGCGTTCGATACGTCGCACGGGCGCACCGCCGCGTCGCTTCTGCGTCGACCCCGGCGAGCGCTTCCCACTGCTCGCGCGGCCGGCCGTTGCGCTGATGTTGCCCGAGGCATATCGCCCGGCCATGGTCCCCGCGTCGTGTGCCGGCGTGGACTGAGCGGCGGAAGTGCGATTCGTGCCAGAACACCGTGACAACCCCGAGCGCCCAATACCGGCTTGGCGTTTCGGCCGCGATGGCCTCCGCGATGACGCCGGCCCGCGCGCGGTAGTCGTCGGGTGTCTCCGTCCACGTCGCGGGCGGCGTCGGGAGTAGCGACAGGATGGCGGCTAGGATGGTGGGCGTCACTTTGACACCTCACGCAGCCACGCGGCGAACGCGGCGACATTCGGCGCCTCGAGCCACGCGCGTCGGATCTCAGACACCCGCACCAGCGGATCGGGCTTCACGCCCGCACGGCACCGGGCCTGGTACTCGCACGAAGACAGCCGACACCCGGCGCACTGCACGCGGTCGGCCCGGTCGCGCGGACGCCCGCATCGGCACCGCCCGGCCCGGCGGTGGGCGGCCCGGCGTTCGCGTGCGTTCATCACGCCAGCCTCGCCAGCGCCCGGCTCTCCGGCCCCGTCAGCCAAGCCGACAACGGAATCCCCGCGACGCGTTCCAGCGCGAGCGCTTGTGGCAGCTCCGGCCGGGAAGCGGCCGTGCGCCACCGACTGACGCGCGAGGCGTCGCAGCCGATGACCTTGGCGAGGCGGCGGTTAGAGGAGCGCTGGCTGCGGATCCAGTGCTCGAGTAGGCGTGAGCCGTTCACTCGTCCTCTCCCTCATACATGCCCAGGCGCATGTCACCGCGCCCGATGACGCGGTCCCCGCGCTCCAGCACGTATTGCAGGATTTCACGGATCGCGTCGTGGTCCTCCCGCCTCAGTGCCTCGCGTACTTCGCCCTCAGTCCATTTCGTTTCCATGCCCGGACCATAAACCTCGCGGTGCGACCGCGCAACATCTTTTTTCTTGACGGGGTGCGTGGAAGCACTATGCTCGGGGAATCGGACAGGGCGAGACGCCCGAAGGGAGACACGACAATGACCAAGACAATCGCAATCAGCAATCTCTGCGGAGGAGACTACAAAGCGTTCGCTTTCAGCCCGGAGCACGGGCTTAGCGATCGCGCTATCAGGTGGGCGCGACGCTGCGACGCACTCGTCGGAGGCGTCGTCTTTAACTCTGACGTCCCGGGGCTGGCCGACGCCGCCGAGGCAGCTTGGGAAGCTCTCGCGGCTGACGCCGAGCACGAAGGATCGGCGGTGGCATCGTGAGCGCCACCGGCCGCCGACCCGCGGGCATCTCCGCGCTACAGGACGCGTCCCCCGCGGACGCGGTCGACCTGCACGAGCTGCGGCTCGTCTGCCCCGATGATAGCGATTGTTACGAGACCGACGACGGGCTCGTCGGTGTCTGCTTCGGGCGCGACGCCGTTACGTTCACCGCGCCCGGCGTGGAAATCGAAGCGCCGTCACTCGCGGCGTTGGAAGCCATGTTGCGCCCCGCGTGGGTCCGGGGGCTGCTGTGAGCCCGGCGGAGCTGGTCGCGCAATGGCGCGATATGTCGCAACGGTTCGCTGGCTCCGCAGTCGCCGCAGTCGGACATGGCGAAGTATTCGACGCGATATATGTCGCGCTCGCTAGCGCATACTCGGACTGTGCCGATGACCTGGAACGCTCGCTCACCGAACCGGGGGACGCATGACCGACCTAACCGCAACCCTCCGAGCAACGGAAGCCCTCCGTCGTCTCGGCCTGCCCACTCACGCGCGCGCTGTCTACCTCGAGCAGGCCGGCGCGGTGACCGAGGCGCTGATAGCGCTCGCGGATGTCCGGCGCGTCATGCGGGCGTGTGGCGCGGGGAGAGACGTCGTTTTGCACGAGGCGATGACGTCGGCTGAGATTGCTTTAGAGGCGTGCCGATGACCGCCGCAGTACACACCCTCGGCCCGCGCTGCCGCGGCTGCGACGAGCGCTTCTTACGCGGCCCGCTCACGGACCACGATGTGCCACTCTGTCCAGATTGCGAGGATGTGATCGTCTCACGGTACGAGCACGGGCGCGCGGTGGTCGAGTGCCCGGCGATGCAATGGCTCCAGCGGCAGGCGTTCGATCACAGGGTCCCCGAAGCGCTGGACGTGTGGCTTGCGGCAAACCCCTTCGCTGACGGCAGGGAGCTCGGCCCGCGAGGCTGGACGTGGCTGGAATCACAAGGCGGAAAGCACGCCGACGACATCAGGGAGATCCTATCGTGAAAGAATCGGAGTACCGGGCCGCGCCCGGGGTCAATTGGAGCGCGCTAAAACACATCGGTGTTAGTCCACTCTATTACAAGCACATGGCGGGTCAGTCGTTCGACAGCCCGGCGATGCTCGTCGGCAGAGCGGTGCATTGCGCGGTGTTGGAGCCGGAGGCGTTCCGCGATAGGTACGTCAAGCAGCCGGACTTTGGCGACATGCGGTCGCCGGCAAACCGGGCCATGCGCGATGAATTCGCCAAGGGCCCGCGCGAAGTGTTGACCGCGGCGCAACTTGAGACCGTCGAGATCATGGCCCACGCCGTGCGCCAACATGACACGGCGGCCAAGTTGGTCCGCGAACTCACGCACCGCGAACACTCCGTTTTCTGGACGGACGCGGCGACGAGTATGCGTTGCAAGGGCCGTCTCGACGGCGTCGGGCCGGGCTACATCCTGTCACTCAAAACGGCGCGCGAAGACACGCCGGAGGCATTCGGCCGCGCCTACTTCCAACGGCTCTACCACGGCCAAGCCGCGTTCTACTGCGACGGCCACGGCCAAGCGCTGCCCGAGGTCACGATCGTCGTGCAGAATCACGCG